CCGTCTTGGTTTTCGGAAAAAATGCAGGACGTGTATTAGTTTGTGTATAGTAGTATTGACAATAGTATTAGCAATATAATTGATTGGAGAACAGCATAAATGTCTAAATCACCACTTTACAGAACGTGGGAAAGTGACTCTCAGAAACAGGAGGCTTACGATCTCACCTCCGATGCCTCAGAGGCTTATGACGGCATACAAAAAGCCGTTGCATATGGCCGTAGAACGAGTTATATAGACATTGAGCCCAATAGATCCGTGCGATCTAGTTTTCTTCGAGAGGATTATGACAATTTTCGTCCGGGCGAATCTGTATCGAATCGTCAAAAGAGAATCATAAAAATGAGTATGCAGGCTTATGACAAAGTCGGTATTATTCGCAATGTGATTGATCTTATGAGTGATTTTGCTTCACAGGGTCTTACCCTTGTACATCCCAATAAAACGATAGAAAAGTTTTACAGAAAGTGGTTTGTTCAAGTGGGCGGAATAGATAGATCTGAAAGATTTTTAAATTATCTTTATAGATGTGGCAATGTTGTTGTCAAAAGAAGAACCGCCAAATTGAATCGTAAAAAAGAGCAAGAGCTTAAGAGGTCTGGAGGAGCGGATTTAGAGGTGTCTGATCTTAAGATTCCCAGAAGAGAGATTCCTTGGACTTATGATTTTCTTAATCCTTTAGCGGTCGATGTTCGTGATCATGGAGGTCAGGTTATCGGAAAGCCTGAGTTTGTGCTGAATTTATCTAAATACACTTCTGAATCACTAGTGAATAGTGCGACAACAAACAAGACTATATTTAAAACATTACCACTTGATTTACAGCGTAGACTTAGCGATGGCGATAGAACAATTCCTCTAGATTTAGACAAGGTTGGTTTCTATCACTACAAAAGAGATGATTGGATGATGTGGGCTAATCCCATGATATACGCTATTCTTGATGATATTATGATGCTAGAAAAAATGAAACTTGCCGATCTTGCTGCGCTCGATGGTGCGATTTCTAATGTTAGACTATGGACGGTTGGTGATTTAGATCACAAGATTATTCCAACAAAAGCTGCTATAAACAAGCTGAGAGACATATTGGCTAGTAATGTGGGTGGCGGAACGATGGACCTTGTATGGGGTCCGGAACTCAACTTTTCAGAAAGTCAGTCTCAAGTCTATAGATTCTTGGGTGCGGAAAAATATCAGCCGGTTCTTACGAGTATCTATGCGGGGCTCGGCATTCCTCCCACTCTAACCGGGGCGTCTACTAGCGGAGGTTATACTAATAACTATGTGTCTCTCAAGACTCTTATTGAAAGATTAGAATATGGGAGAGAGATCCTGTCTCAATTTTGGAGACATGAGATTGAGATAATCAGAAAAGCGATGGGTTTTAGATTTCCTGCTGAGATTCATTTTGATTCAATTATATTATCTGATGAAGCGGCTGAGAAACAGCTATTGATTCAGTTGGCGGATAGAGATATTATTTCTCAGGAAACTTTGCTTGAGAGATTTAGAGAACTGCCCGGAATCGAGCGAGTGCGTGTACGAAGGGAAGAAAGAGAAAGGACAAATGACACAGGCGCTCCAAAGAAGGCTGGACCTTATCACAATCCTCAACACAAAGAAGATGTTGCAAAAATCTCGCTAACTAAGGACGCTTTAGATTCTGATGAATATTTGGAAAAGCTTGGTCTTCCTCCCGCGACTAAGGAGGAGGTAGTTGATCGTGATCCTGCTCCGGAGCAGGACGAGAAATATAATCCAGAAGAGCTTAATGGGCGACCAAGATTCTCTAGAGATACTACAAAACGAAAAGAGAAGCGAGTTTTGCCTCGTAGTGGAGACGCTACTACAGCCACCCTCTGGGCATTAGATGCTCAGTCCAAAATATCCGAAGTTCTTTCTCCAATAGCTCTTGCTCATTTCAATAAAAAGAATGCTAGAAGTCTAAATAAGTCAGAAGTAGACCAATTAGAGTATCTGAAAATGTGCGTATTGACCGGAATGACACCATATATGGAAATAACTTCTGAGGTTGTTAAGCAGTTATTAGATGGAAAAACCAAACCTTCTGATGAATTCAATTCTATTGTGGAACACAAGATAGACTCTTTTGTTCTAGCAAACAATAAGCAGCCCAATAGCTCTGAGATGAAATACATATACGCTTCTTCATTTACAGATATGCATGATTTTACTTAATAATTACCCAACATTTTGTTTTTTGTGTATTATCGTTGTGGAGGCTATTAAATGAAGATATATAAATCTGAAATCAGAGACGGTTTAGGCGACCTTCTTTCTGAGAAGAGTAGCGTAGCATGTTGTGCTGTCGCAGAAACTTATAATCCAGAAGACTCCAGCCAGTTAAGAAAATTACTCGCTGAGGAGTCCACTGTTGCACAAAATGAAGATCAAATAGATTTATATTATCTTAAGTCTATATTAGTTAGTACGGGGTGGAACAAGAATGATGACGTGTTTGATCCCAAAGAATTGTGGATAGCCAAAGAAACGCCCGAAGACAAGCCCTTTAATTTCATGCATGATGAAAAAGATATTATCGGCCATATTACCGGCAATACTGTTGTTGATTTTGAAGGCTATGAAATTGATACCAACACAGAAGAGGTGCCTGACACCTTCAATATTTTAACAACTTCCGTTATATATACGGAGTGGAGTGACGAAGATCAAAGAAGCAGAATGCAAAAAATCGTTTCTGAAATCGAGGATGGAAAATGGTTCGTTTCAATGGAGTGTTTATTTCCAGACTTTGATTATGCTCTAACAGCCTCTGACGGGTCTACTAAGGTTTTACCTAGAAATGAAGCGTCTGCATTTTTAACAAAGCATCTAAGATCTTATGGCGGAAGTGGAAAGTATGAAGACTATAGAGTTGGCAGATTATTAAGAAACTTATCGTTCTCTGGTAAAGGCTTAGTTTCCAGACCTGCTAATCCTCGTAGTGTAATATTGGAAGGAAACGAATTTTTTGATGAATCTAAAGCAGAAATTTTAACTATATCCTCTATAAAGGAGAGTCCGATGAGTGATAATCATGAAAAGCAAATCTTAGATTTGCAAAAGGAGCTTGCTGAAGCAAAAGCTGAAAATGAAGCACTGCGAGACAAGGTTACCGCTGAGAAGCAAACCGAGTTCCAGTCAAAAATCGATAGTCTTGAAGAAACTCTTGCCGAGCAGGTTGCACAGATTGCTGGCAAAGACGAAGAAATCAAGACTCTAGCCGGGTCTGTTAAGTCACAAGAGGAGTCTCTTGCGGCCAAAGACGAGGATATTAAGTGTAGGGATGAAGAATTAGCCGTTATGAAGAAAAATGAAGCGCTTATGAAGCGGAAGGCTAAGTTGGAAGATCTCGGACTTGATGCCGAGGAAGCCATCGCTACTGTTGAAGAGTTCCAGTCTGTTGACGAAGAAACCTTTGACAAAATTGTAGCCGTGATGAAGAAAAGAGCTTCTCAGGAAGAACAACCTGAAGAAGCGCAAGAAGAAACAGCTCCAGTGGCTAGCGCTGAAGTTGACGAAGAGAAGGATAGTGCCGAGGCTAATATTGAGGTCTTGGAAGACGCCGAAGAATCGGCGGAAGTCGCTATCGCAGAAGCTGTTGGTGAAGAAGACTCTGCGGAATCTCTTCGTGCGGTTGCTAGCGAATGGCTTGGTTCTATTTTGCAGTCCGTTCCAAAAGAAGACAACTAATTAAATTTTTACAAAAGGAGATTCATAATGGCTCTTAAATCAGATAGAAGTACTCTTCAAACTGACATCTCGTTTTTTATGAACGAAGCCGCTACTCGCGGTGGTGTCGCAGTTATTAGCACTGGTGGTTCTGGCGCGTCTATGGACAATGGTTCAGCTCTTGTAACTTATGCAGCCGCTCCATCTGGAACGGCGGCAGTAGGATTGCTGATGAACGATATGGTTAATATTGACCTTACTAGACAACACTTGAATCAGCATAAAGACGAAGTTCAAAAGGGTGGTAAAGTCACTCTTCTCAACAAGGGTTGGGTTGTGACCAGCAACTTGGAAGGAACTGATCCCAATGCGGGCGATTTAGCCTACTTGGCACATAGTGGAAATCTTTCGTCATCTAATATTGGCGGAACTGATTCTGCTGAGAAAATGGTTGTCGGACGATTCCTGTC